GCTAGATCCTTCGTCACTCAATGATAAATACACTTCGTGTCCGCTCGTCAGGCTCGCTATTTATCATGTTCGCTTCCTCTGATCTATGTCTGGTTTCGTGTAGGACAAAGTCGCTAACATCCTCACCCCCCGCTCCCCCCTCAAGGGGGGTTACATTGACTCTCATCCATCTGGCTCGGCAAGGGCTTGATTCCCCAATCTGCACCCCTGAGCTACGCACCTATTTATTTGCCTCGCTGTAGATGTATGAGAGGATCTCTCTCTGATTTGTATCACTCCACAGGTCTAACTTGACATTAGCATCCTCTAGCTACTTGCAGTTAGCCAGTTGTCGTGTTTTCATGTGATATTACCACTTATTTCTTGAGTCTCTGCGTGTTTGATCTCACATCCGTTCGCTTGTCGCTAACGCTCCTGATTCGCTTCACTACCGCTGTCGCTATGAGAGATCAAATACTCGATCCTCAGAAAGGTAATATAACTATGAAAACTAACGACAAACTAACTAACATACAAGCACGCAAGAGAGATGCAGTAATGTCTGCATTAGCTGTGGAGTACAAACCAGAGATCGAATTTGACGATTTATTCAATGTTGAAGTTGATCTTAGTTCAGCTATCGCTAGAACTGACTATCGTATTAAAAGTTTGCAAGGCAAACTTGACGAAGTCAGTCAGCGACGAGCTAAACTAGCTGACGCTAACGGCTCTCACATTAACACTCAAAAAGCGTTAATGCAGAGCCTTGAGGTTTTGGGAAGTCAACTCCAAAGATTAGACGACTTAGAAACTAAGTACACTCACTCTTTGGAATTGTTGACTATCAAGCGTTCAGCGCTGGTTGACTTCTTCTCCAAAACCATAGGCAAAGCCTATGTGCCTTACTCAAGTAAGGCAATCTCAGCTGATAAGGCAGCTGAGAAGCGTCAAATAGCAATAGCTTGGCACAATGCTAACGGTCATAAAATTGATCCTTTAGTTAAATAGTTACTAGCTATCAAAGTTTACTTAGATATCTGGGTTTAATCAGCCCAGATATCCCTTGAATTAATGGTGTTGGGGTTATCCACAAAAAAACTGGCTCACTCCGTTCGCCAAAGAGAGAACCGAATGAGGTTAATAATAAAGGAGAAATAAATGATACATACAGTACTAACAAAACAACAGCACGAGGAGCTGTGTGATCTTGGTGGCACATACAGTGATTTATATAAAGATCTATATGGTATGCGACCAAGAGGAATTTATCCCTCAACAGTAGAGGAATACAGAAAGGAGATTAAAAGAGTAGCAGAGTTATTACGAATGGAAATCGAAGAAGAAAGGAAAATAAAAGAAAGGAAAAAGAATAGAAAACCATTCATTAGCAGACCAATAAATAAACCATTTAAACTATTTTATGAAAGGAGTAAATAATGGATATTTTATTTCAACTATCAGTAGGAGCATGGTTTGGAACAGCTATTGCAATCCTAGAACTAAACGTAATCAAACCAATACTGGAGAGAGATTATGAGTTTTATAATATAATGGAACGCATAGAAAGAACCCAGTTAAAAATAGAAATGTTTCAGTTAAAAGAAGGAGATATAATAGATGATAACATTTAAAGCGATCAATAAATATAGCGTTATTTACAATGGTAAGACAATAGACTATTATAAATTGACGTTTTTAAACGGAGATTTCAAGATCTTAACAGAAGAAGATTTTGATTTAATAAAACAGGAGATGATGTGTGATGACAAAAGTAATATGTCCCGAATGTAATGGCGAATGTTATATTGATGACGAGCCATGTCTAACTTGTGATGCTGGATTTATGGAAGAAATAAGTCCAGAAGATTACAACACTTCAGAAACAGATCAATTCATACTGAAAGGAGTAAAAGAAAATGATCTCATCTATCGCTAGACTATCAGGCAAAGTAATTAAGTCTGTAGCAACAACCGAAGCATTTAAATATGCTAAAGGTAGAGCTGTGTGGTATTACCACCTAGCTTTAAACCCTGAGTTCTCAAAGACAATGACAAACTTATACAAGTATAATCGAGTCGAGAGAGAACTTAATCGTGATCGCTTTGATCGCACCGAGAAAAGAGTATTTCATATATCGCCAGAAGGTCATGTATATGATGCTCGTACTGGTGCAATCATAGGCAACATTGATGATCCGAAAGGTAATCAATATCAAACAGAACAGAAAGGAACTATTGATGCAACAGTCGCAGTTTAATCTAGAACTATTACAGTTGATATCTAATTTACAAGATAAAGTTCATAAATTGTATATGACTAATCTTGAATTGATAAAAGCATTGAAAGACAATGATTTATTATCTCCTCAAGAACGTATGCATTTATTAGAAATACAATCACTTGACCAGAAAGGAAAGGAAAATGGGAAAAGTAAAACAACTTAATCAAGACATTCTAGATGATTTACAAATGCGTTCATTATCTATTGGTGAACGCATGATGTATTTAACTAGTGCAATCATCAATGTAGAGATATTGATTAAACCAGAACATAAGTATAACAAAACCGAATTGTTAATACTTAATGGTATACTCAAACAACTTAGATCTTTACGAGATACTGATCGACAAACAGAAGATCATATTGATGAAGAAATACAACGTATGAAAAGTTTATAAATATTTATCTAGTGGGGGATATGCTCCCCCACCAGAACAGAAGGTCTATAATGTGTGATAGAAAGGAATATACATGATACCTACCGAAAGTAAACTGCACATAGCAGATAATTGTAACATTGTCCCCAGTATTCGTGATATTTATTACCACGATTTACAAGCTGGCGACTGGGAACAGATCCCAGATAAGAAAGCTCTGTTCAATGAGGACAAATACATTGCTACTATGAGCAATACATCAGCCGAAAATCTCAGGACTTATCCTGATTTTGTCGGTATGTTAAATCAAGGTCTAATGGAATCTAATTCTTTAGATCTAGATAATATAGAAGTACAAGATGATATCATTGATAATGGTGGTAAATTTAGTCGTTTAATTACATTTAATGGTACGACTACTACCTTTGGCAAAGATACATTGAAGCTCCGATTATGGGCATGGACTGCTTACAATTTACGTTGGGCTGAACAATTTATATTCGGTCCAATTATTGTTTACTGTCTTAATGGCTGTATGAGAGCTGATTGGAAGATCAAAGGTATGTCTAAAAAGAATTGGAATACCAAGACTTCTATTGGTGCAGCTGATATATCTAGAGCATTAGATGCATTTAACCAATTTCCAGAATGGTTTGAGGTTATGGCTAGAAAACAAATCAAACAAGATAATGTTAGATATCTGTTTGAGAATACACTAGCACAGATAGATGATCCAATACATCCTAGAGTGTCGGACTATGCAATGTCAGAACTATCTACTCATTGGGAAACTTACAAGCGTAGATATGGTGTAAACATGTATGCTGTTTATCAAACAGCGACACACTGGGCTACACACCCAGAAGGTCGTGGTCAGCCTATGAATAAGTTTAGATCAAGATCTGACAAAGTAGCAGCTATGTTGCAATCAGAGGATTGGAACACTTTACTTGCTGCTTAATTTATTATATCAATTCTTTATGGAGTATGCTTTAGGCAAGAAATTCTATAAAGAAATTATACCCCAGTTTGTTGCAGCTCGTGAGAAGCTGGGGTATACTCAAGCAACAGTAGATGAAATACTGGGTGTTGCAAGAGGTCTTGTTTCTAAATGGGAAGTAGGCATACGCAAACCGAGTGGTTATTTATTCTGTTGTTGGGCTGATGCATTAGGCTGTCAAATAACACTAACAGAAAGGAAAGATCATGAGGTTAGTATACTATCAAGAGAAACTACATCTTAGTTTAACTAAATCAGAAATAGATGAGCTATACCATGCTAAAGGTAGACCAATAGAGATTTGTATTACATCTCTAATTAGTTTATCTGAAGATATAACTCAGTGTAATTTACAATATCTAAGAGATTTAGAATCTAAGATTGTAGATTTAGTATCAAGTATTGAGAAGTATGAAAAACTTAATTAGAAGGAGAAATAATGATGTACGACAACGATTACTGTGATGAAGATAGAAGTAAAAATATAAATTTATTTCAACATGCAGAAAGTCTGCCAATCTTCAACAAAGGCAGCTATCCAGCTTTAATTGGTAAACTGAGAAAAGCTGCTGCTGCTTATTTAATATATGCAGAAATTTCTAAGATAAATAACTCTATTAAAACTATTAAAAATTTAGTTGATAAATATGAGTTTTCAGATGATTTCTGTAATATTGATGAGCTTAAAGGCTTTAACGATCATTATCCATTTAATAAACCTATTCGTGAAATGACTATTAATTGGTGTGATCTAACTGATTCTCAAAAGGAAGAAGCCAAACAAGATGAAGAATCTAAATGATATATTAGGAAAATATAAACGAACAGTATTAAAACAGGAAGATAAATCTGTCAGCCCAATGGCTGCTAAACAGATGAAACGAGATATGATACTGAGAGCTGCTAAAAAGTATTTTACTTATGAGCAGTATAGAGGCTTTGAGTACTTATATAATTCTCAAAGAGTAGTAGATAACAGAAAAGTTTATCATGTAGCAGAAATGTTATATAATAAATATCGAAAGGAACACCACGAATGGCAACAAAAAAAAGAAAAGAATCGCCAGAAATTCCAGCAGATAAGATCGAAGTAAGTTTTGGTGGCACAGATGCTATCAAGATAGTCGAGGGTAACTGGAAAGATATTTGGTTGATGAAAACTGGTAGATCAGAAAAAGAAGATCTATCAAATGTATTACCAGTGCAAATGGGAATATATACCGAATCATTTAACATTGATTGGTTTGAAAAACAAACTGGATTTGAAGTAACTAACAATAACAAGATATATAAAAATCCAGATGTAGAGTTTCTACACGCAACAGTAGACGGAATTATACATAAGCAAGAAGCAATCTTCGAAGCAAAACATGTTAGTCCGTTTAGTCTGAAGAATGTTGTAGATAAATACTATCCACAGTTACAGCATTATATGCTCGTAACAGGATTAAAGAAAGCATATTTATCAGTATTAGTCGGTAACTTGCAACACAAGATATATGAGATTGAGGCTGATATAGAATTTATACATAAACTATTATATGCAGAAACGCATATGTGGGCATATGTACAAGCAGATGTACCACCACCAGATTATGTAGACTTTCATGCTTTTACAACACAGAAGGAGAAGATCAATGGATTATCAGAAGCAATCACAATATCCATACCAAGCTGGTTACAAGGCACGATCAACTAGCAAAGAAGCAGCTGATAAAATCAATATGAAATATCCAAGACTGATGTTTGCTATTGAGGATGTATATAAGTTTGGAGATAATCTAACTTATACAGCTGATGAAGTAGCTGAACAGCTACAAAAGAATCTCATAAGTGTGAGAGCTAGAATTACTGAATTAAGTAAACAAACAGTTCTAAGAGATTCTGGTGAACGAAGAAAGAACAAGAATAATAGAAATGTTATAGCTTGGATTCACCGAGATAAACTAAATAAACAGAAGGAGATGTTCAAATGAGCGATACTACTAAAAGAATCTGGGACAGTTTTAAACATACTGATCCTCAGTTTACTAAACAATTTAACAAGTTTGGTAAAGACTTAACAACTACTGATCCTATGTATCAGGTCATGAAAATGACAGATCAATTTGGTCCAGTGGGTGAAGGTTGGACTTACAATGTTGAGTATACTTATACAGAGAAAGCTGTATTTGCAGAACTCAAGATAGGTTGGCGTGAAGATACCAATAAAGATTTTAATTGGTACGGTCCTGTTTCAGCAGTTAATCCTTTGTATAATACTAAAGGTACACTAGATGACGAAGCACCTAAGAAAGCTATGACAGATGCTATGACTAAAGCTATGTCGCATCTAGGTATGGCAGCTGATGTATTCTTAGGACTATTTGACAACAACAAATATGTTCAACAGATGAAAGCTAAGTTTGCAACAGCAAACGAATCTAAAGTAAAAGAACTAAAGGTAGCTAAGTAATGAGTCATACATTTAAAGGTGATGATCTTATCAATGTAACTATGCTGCCTGATAATAACATGTACGAAGCAATCTATAGAGAGCAAAAACTTAGAATCAGTGCATGGGATTTGGCTGACGGAATATTTAACACATTAAAGAAATCTAACTTTACTGTTCAATACCCAACATGGGGATATTACAGACTTAACGAACATAGATTCTTTAATATATTAGGAAGGAAACTATATCTTGATTAAACGAAAACTAGAGAACTGGGGATCTAACATGGTGTCAGAATCCCTAGAAGATTTTTATCATGGTTGTGATCATTATGAAACATGCGATAGCGTATTTCATGGCATACCTAAATGGAAAAGATCTATTATCTTAATGACATTAGGTAGAGAATGGTTAGACGAAGAAGTAGATCTAGCAGTCAGAGATTTGACTGATGATCTATCTCAACAAGAAGTAGAACGTAGAATGGAAGGAGCATACTAATGAACTCATACGGAATACATACACAACTAGCTAACAATAAACCTAAACCAAACAAAAGAGGTCAATGGTATTTGAATACAAATGTACCTGAGGAACTCTTTGTAGAAGTAAAGGATTATTGTACTAAGAATAACATTAGTCAGTCGAAGTTAATTAGAACTTTAATAATTAATTATCTAGCTGATTTAGAAGCAAGGGAGAAAAACTAATGACAATTAATAAAGTAATACTAGTAGGTAATCTAGGTAACGATCCTGAGATTAAAATATCTAGTAAAGAAAAGAAGTTCGCTAAGCTATCTGTGGCAACACATGAGAAGTTTAACAATGCTAAAGGTGAACTAACAGAGAAAACACAATGGCATAATGTTGTTGTGTTTGATCCTCGTATAGCTGAAACAGTAGAGAAGCATTACAAGAAAGGTATGCAAGTCTATGTAGAAGGTCAGCTAGAAACTCGCAAATACGAACACAATGGAGAGAATAGATATACTACAGAAGTAGTTGTTCCACAATTTAGTGGTGATCTCAAGATTGTTGGTAAGAAAGAATCTGGTAATACATCTACTACTAAAGATGATCTTCCAGATGATGATGTATCTGACATTCCATTTTAAAAGTTTTGTACTCTCATGTGAACTCCATGGTAACTTGTAGAAATTAGACCTTTCGTCTACAAGGTGAGTTGAGTACAACAGGGGTAGGTTCATGTATCCTCCGCAGCCTACCCCTGAAAGTTTCTAGGAGAAGCTGTAGTGTAAGTGCAAATGAGAAACTGTGGTGTAACTAGAACAGAGTCTGGGTAGTACTCAGGAAAAAAGTAAGCTAAGATGTTTTGAGGTGGGGAGCTAGACCTAACCAATAGATCATTCTATGGTGTTGCCTAAAACTACCCTTTTTTATCCATACAGAAAGATTAAATTTACCGAAGGCAATCATACAGGGAGATGTCTAATTACCCCCTGTATGCTCGTTTAAACCCTATTTTTTCCAGTTCTCAGCTATCTTTTCTCCTGATCTTCCAGCTATGTACCCTCCAACACCGATTGTTAGAAGATTCCACATAGGATCAGGGATTGACAGCTCGATTGATGTACCGAAAATTAGATTGGCGAATGGCATCAAGATGTAATTATTAAAAATTACTATAATGCAAATCCACATAAGTGCTGGTCGCCATGTTGCAGTAAGCCAGTGTTTACTACCAGCTTCTGTTTTAATTATAGATGCAGCTGATTGGAGTTCTTTGCTATCGTTAGTTAGTAATTGTTGTGAAATCTCAGCCTTTAACTTTTCTTTCAAATCTTTATCACCAACTGACTTATCAACAACACCTAACGCAATCTTAGCAATAGGTCCAATAGCACCAAGTAAGTTAATCATCCAAATATTAATCCATATAGAATTAACAGAGCAACAACTGCAATAAATATCTTTGCTTTATTGTTTAGTATGTCCCACTTGTTCTTCAAGCTCGACATCATATTCTTCATCATCTCCATCTTCATCTCCTTCCAGACCAAGTGCTATTTCGCACCTTTCTAGTCTTTTGATTATATCGTCTAATATATCATCAAAGTCCATATTATCTCCTTATAGATATATATTGTTATCCCATGAACCGTTGTTCTTCAACACCATAGGAACGAGGTAGGGTACACCATGTGTTATCACACCACAAGACAATATTGGCTTGGCTAAGTTCACTTTCATATATGCCATAGCTAATGATTTCTT